GGCACGTCCACGGTTCGTCCGGTGGGGAAGACAGTGGGGCCGTCCTCCATGCGGTTGCGGAGGGCGTGGCAGGACACACCGCCGATGGCACGGGCCTCCAGGACCAACGGCTCGCCTTCGACCACCCAGAGCACTCCGCAGTGGTCCCAGGCGCTACGGGTCCACCAGCGAATGATGGCGGCAAGGGGCCCTCGCCCTCGGAACATGACGAGATCGCCGGTCTGCACGTTACGCCCCCATGATCACGGCCTTGTCCGTGGCCACGATCCAGGCCCGCTGGCTCTCCCAGGTGGTGTCGGGGATCAGCCCGGCCTTGGCGAGGTTGGCGCGGTAGAGCATCGCGTAGTTCTCGGCGGGCACGATGAGGGCCTGGAGCCCCGTGGCCGCGATCCCCGCCGTCGTCCATGCGGCGATGGCATCCGCCTCGGCACAGGCTGGGTTCGCCTTGATGTAGTCCACACTCGCAGACTTCGCGGCGAACCGCTCCTGCCGCAGAAGCTGGTCCACGCTGGAGAACTCTCCGATGGAGTCGAGCCCCTGGAGGGACGCCACAACGGGCACCTTCGTGTTGTAGTTCTCCACCTGGAGCTTGGCGATGGAAGCGGCGCACTGATCCACCAGGTTCTTGGCCTGGATGAGTGCAGCCTCCTTTCCGTTGAGAAGGGCGAGGGTTTGAAGGGCGTCGGCCATGGGAGGCTCCTTGTCAGATGATGATCTTCACGTTGTCGAGATAGACCGTCTGCCCGGCGGTCGTCGCTTTGCCGTTGGCGAAAAGCTGGAGGACAAAATCCCCGCCCGCAGACACGAGGCTGGTGATATCCGCCGTAATGTTCGTCCAGCTCGTGTACGAAACCACGTTGATGCCGTTCAGCACGTTGGTGGCTGTTCCTGTGGTCGTATTGAACAGTGTGGCGGTCACGGTGGCAGAGGTCATGCCGGAGTCCACCTTGACCCATAGGCTCAGCGTCACCGTGGCGTTTGTGGGTGGCGCATTGAACGGCTGGGAGCAGCGGCTGGCCTGGAGCGCACCCTCAGCCGTCGTGACCATGCCGATGCACCCGGAGTTCGAATCGTACCCCGTCGAGATCCACGTGAACGGGAACGTCCCATTGTTGTCCGTCCACCCCGTTTTGTCATAGTAGAATGAGCCGTTAAGGATTCGGTTGTATGCCGTCATGGCGCGTGCGTTCACCGTCGCCACCTTATGGCCGCCGAAGTTCGCAGATCCCTCAAGCTCAAAGTGGCAGGTCGAATCCGTAGCGCCGCCGATGTAGGTTGTCGTGAAGGCGGGCCCCGAGAGTTTGTAGCCTACGGGCCCCGCATTAGACGTGCCCGCCGTGTAGGATGTGGACGTGATGACGCCCAGCATGGCGATGGTTGCGGCCAGGGCATCGGCTCCGATAGCACCCGCCGCGATCTGACCCGCAACAATGGTCCCGATCAGGGCAGTGGTCTGAACCGAGGGGGTGAGCCAGCCCGTCCCCGCCGTGTTTACCTGCCAGAGCGTGTTGTCGGAGGTGCGAAAGACCATCTTGTTTGGAGGATACGTCCCATCTGGCAGGGTGGGCAGGGTAGTGACGATGGCCGGGGCCAGGGCTAAAGCATTGTTGGCAACGGTGTTGACCGCTGCGGTATTCGCGTTTTTGAGATTGGCTGACTCAGTGCGCAAAGCTAGCCACTTCGGATTCCACAAGGCCGCGCGGTTGCCCGTCCCGAGCGATGTGGTTCCGCTGAGGGAGTTCCAGGCCGTGGGGCTGGTGAGTGTGGACAGGTAGGACATCAGCGCGGAATAGGCCGTGTCATAGGTGGAGTGGTTCACGCCATAAGCATTGGCCTTCGCCACGAGGTCCGCGTTCTCGCCCGTGATCGCGTTGTAGTCAAGGATGATCTGCGGCTTCTCGCCGACGCTAAGTGTGTCGGGATCATTGATCGTGTTGACGCCGGTCTGAGCAGTGTTTCCAGTGGACTGAGCCGCATCAGCCAGAGATTTCGCCTTCGCATAGATCGCATTCAGTAGTGCCTGTCTGTTGGAATAGACATCGGCAAACTTCTGACGGAACGTCGGGCCATCAATGGTCACATCAGAACCAGGGATGACATTCCAGCCAGTGAGGGTTCCCAGGTAGGAGGTCAGAGCCGAGACAGCCGTGTCGTAGGACGTGCGGCTCACTCCGTAGGCATCTGCTTGAGCGTCAATACCAGCCTGCTCATTCGTGATGGCCGTGTAGTCCAGCACTACGGCTGGTTTCTCACCAGGGCTTAGAATATTGTCCGAGGCGATGTTGGCGAGGGCTGCGTTCGCTGTGTTGGCTGCGGTCTGGGCGTTATTGGCGGCGGTCTGTGCTGCGGCGGCGGAAGCCTCGGCATTGGTCGCCACTCCACGAAGCACCACCCCCTTCGCTGGCGTGGGGCTGAGCGTGGCGATCCCGTTGGTTACGGTGTAGTCCGTGAGGGTGACGGGGGCTGCGGTGGTGGGGATGTAGGGGGTGGTTGCGCTACCCGTTTCAATCTGTGCTCCCCAGAAGTAGCAGGACGCTCCATCGGCGTTGAATGTCGGGTATAGCCTGAAGTACTGGTTGGTTTCTGTGGTGGTCAGAGTGAACGAAATGCGATACCAGCCATTCCCGAAGTCTTGGAATGTGGCATTGGTGGCGTTTCCGGCTAAAGACAGGGATGTTAGCGTAGCACCAGACCAATTGATGTATATCCACCCAGCATAAACATTACTGCGAACAAACATGGAGCTTTGCAGGGAGTTGACATTCTTTGCCCAAACGGAAAAACGGCATACAGTTCCGCTTGCGATGGGCGGGGCGACATAAATGAACGAGTTGCTATTGCCACTGGCTCCAGTCACCATGTCGGCGGTTGAAGTTCCCATCGGATCAGTAGTCGAATCCGGGGTGATAGTTGGAGCGTTGGCCGTAGCCCATGAATTGAGTGTCTGAGAATACGGGCAGAGGTTCGTTCTCGGTGTCGTGTAGAGCGTCTGCGTTCCCTGCCAGTCCGTGCGCGTGAGGGTGGTGAGAGTGGGGGATGATGCCGGAGCCCCGCTGATGGACAAGGTGAAGGTGGTCCCGGACCCGGTGCAGACCTCATTCGTGGCGACGGTTGGAGGAAAGTTCACGGCGTCGAGATACTTCGCGAAGGTCCGCTTGAGGATCACAGTGGCCCCGATCAAGTCCTCCAGGTCACGCACAAGACCGCCCACCAGTCCATCCATGGCGGCCACCCGGAGTTTGGGACGGGGCAAGGTGCCCTTGGAGGTCCACTCGAACCCCTCGGCCTCGATCGGGAACGGGCTGAATGTCTGCCCCTGCCACACGATAGGGGCCCCTAGCCCATTGGTTCCGGCGTGGAAGCGGTAGATGGTTCCCCCGCAGGCCGTGGCATCCAGGACAAACAACTCCACCACCGCTGAGGGGGCGAGGTTCTGGATCTCAACAAGCGGCACGCTCACAGGGGCACCTCCTGGAATTCAGCGGTGATCGTCTTGAGCAGGTAGCCCGTATCCGTTGCTTTCCAGGACTTGCATACATACTTGCGGCTTGAGTCGCCGGGATGGGTGTAGTCGAAGCTGGCTGTCCCGCCCTGTGCTTCCAGAAACGCCAGGATCGCGGTTGACTCAGCCGATGACCTGGCCGTGAAGCTCAGGCTTCGCTTTCGCATGTCCGCATTGATCCCATCCTGCGCCCGCTGCTCGTAGCCATCGCCGAACTGCACGGAACGGATGCGAGGGGCTCTTTCCTCTGTTGAGCCGATGTCAGGGATCCAGGTGAAGGTGCTCATGCGGTCCTCGCCAGAAGTCCGCCCTGCCGCTGGTTCTTGATGATCACGGCGTTGACGGCATCTTCGATCTGCCTACCCAAATCGGATGCACCCTGGGCCTTCGACTTGGAACTGGTTTCGCCGGTGCTGGTGTTCACGTTCACCACGATGGAGGTTTGGTTCCCGCCGGAAGGGGGGCCACCACTCGGAGGAGGCGCGATGAAAAGGGCGCCCGTGTATCCACCTGCGCCTCCGCCGCCCAGGCCGGACGTGCTACCACCACCGAACCACACCCCTCCGCTGCTTGGTGCCGCAGGTTGGGAAATCCCACCAATCGCAATCCCTGCCCACTTCAGCAGCGGGTCCATCAGCTGCTGCTGGAGGATGACCTTTTCCATCTGGCGAATCATGTCGGCTAGGACGTTCCGCACGGTGTCGCCCAAGGTTCGCCATGACACGCCCAGGCCATCCAGATTGTTCGACCAGCGGACAATGGCATCCGAGGCATAGGAGGACGTTTCCACCACGGTCTGACCGATGATTGCCCAGGTTTCGCCAGTCTGTGCGCGTAGCTTCAGATCGGCTAGACGTAACGCTTCTTCAGATTGGACGAGCTCGAAGTTGAGAGAATCCCTGGTGCTTTTGGGTCCACCCAGAATGTCGGATGGAACCGTCTTTTCCCTGGTCGGGAGTTTCACCATGGCCTCAGCCATGTCGTACGAAACCTTCTGAAGCCCTACTTTCTTTGCCA